TGTACAGTGACCACGGCGGAACGCCTGGAGATTGCAGTGAGCGCGTCTGTCACCATCGCGGAAGAGGCAGAACTTGGCGCAGTAACAGAGGCGGTAAAGGCCAACTTGACCGATTATCTTCGGGAAATTGCCTTTGCAAAAGGGGTTAGCTATGTCAGCTATGCCCAGATCACCAGCCGGATCAATGCCACGGAAGGGGTTCTGGATCACAAGGATTTGACGGTGAATGGAGGGACCTCCAATGTCCCTCTGGAAGACCGGCAAACCCCTGTGCTGGGGGAGGTGCATCTGACTTGACCGTCAAAGAATTCGCCCTGCGGCAGCTCCATTGGATGGTGCAGAACGATCCGTGGGTACAGGAAATCTTCCTGGCCGGAGGGGAGAGTTTGGATCAGCTGGCGGAACGAATCCTGGCCATTTCCCGCTTTGACAACTTCGAGCTGCTGAACAGGGCCCAAGTCGAATATTATGAAAAAATCCTTGGCCTTCCCCAGGACGACAACAAATCCTTGGATGACCGG